TTTTCAAATTCTAGTTTTCCAGTTTTCTCAGTACCAAAATCAGATATATCAGGTTTCATTATATTAATTTCATTAAGTAAATCTTGATCCGTTATAGGTGTCATCATTGCTGGCAAAACACTACCATCTTTAGGAATTTCTTTACTATTATCTTGGAACCATTTGAATGGATTTAAACCCAATTTATCAACCAAACTTTCTTTTGGTGGAATTACTTTATTAGTATCAACTTTGTTATTATTATCTTGAGTATTAGTAGTAATACCACCATCAGAATCTCCTGTAATAGTATTAGTTTCTGAATTAATATCATTATCAACACCTACTCTATTTCTAGTAAATTCAATGTTAGGTAATCCATCATTACCTCGATTATTTACATTATCTTTTGCACCAGCATTAATATCTGGGAACCAGTTTAGGGGATTTATCCCCATCCAATCATTTTTATTAAAGTCATTAAACTTATCAACCCAGTTTTTAAGAAAGTTAATTACCCAAACAAATGGTTTCGTTAACCACCCACCCTGAGCTGCATTATCAATAATAAGACCAAGTCCTGCTGCTGCTAATGTAAGTTTTCCAAGAAGTGGATTAAACAACATTAAAACTAAACCAGCTTTAATAAATCCAGATAAAATATCTTTCTTTATTTGTTGTATTTTTTCTACACTACCCTGAGCACTTGCTTCAAGCAATGAAATCATTTTATTAGCTAACCATCCACCAGCTAAAATAGATAGAAATCTAGTTAATCTGGAAAATATACCTAGAGCTCTGGTTTGTATGGCTTTAACTGGAGCTAAAAGAGCTTTCTGAACTACTCCTTCTATAGAAGCTTCTTTAGAATCTCTCAACCCCTGTGCTACTAATTTTTCCTCTCTTGCTTTTTGTGCTGCTATTCTTTGTTTTTCTAATGTTGATGATAATGCTAAATTTGTACCTATTATACCTAAAGTTTTGTTTATTATTACTTGCTGTTGATTTAATACATTGATTTGATTCTGAATACCAGTAAGTAATGATGCATTTCTAGCATTCAAATTATTTGATATAGAATCTTCTTTTGCTCCCTGCTGTGCAGTAGGACGAAAAATACCACCAGAAACTCTACGAAGTGTTCCCCGTATTTGTCCTAATGGTGATTTAATTTCAGCCATTTTGCTGTGCCTTTAAATTCTCTTCTTCAATATATTGTTGGAGGAGTGCCAAATAAATTTCTCTCTCCCAAGGAATCATATTCTCTAGTTCTGTTAATGAATATTTATGATGTTGCATCAAAGCAAAATTAACTTGATAGTATGACGCAAGGTCTTCATGCGACATACTTACTCGAAAAAACTCTGCAGTCCCTCCAAAATAATTTCATTCTCAACTTTAGTATTTGGATTTGTAATCTTAACTGTATGAGATAATTTAGGCATAGTTTCAAAGAATTTTTCAACTTCTTTAAATTGTTTTGAATTTAACTGCTCTACAAAGTCGAGTAATTCTTTCTTTGTACAATCAGTTCCTGCCCACGATTCATCTTCAGAATATACTTGTTCAATACAAGAAGCAATTAACTTAAATGTATCATCAACATTAAGATCATCTCTAACATTAAAATTAGTTTTAATAAACTCATCCATTGATGGATATCTCATCCTCATAGTATAATCATCATCTAACTTAATATCAGATGAATGATCTTTATTATACTGAACTTTTATTTCATCTAAGTTAATAACTGTTGGAACTTGGGTTTTTCCATCATCATTACATGTAACTGTAACTTCAATTTGTTCTCCAACAGACTTACCACGAACATTTAAAAATAGATATTCAATATCAAATGTTGATAGTTTTTCAACTTTAATGCCTCTTGTTAAAATACAAGAAGAAAGAACATCCTTTATAGCATTCGCAATCTGTGCACTATCTTGACTTTCCATAGCCAAAATAAGTATCTTTTCCTCTTTAACTAAAAATGGTCTAAATTTAATCTTCTTTTTGGAAGAAGGTATAACCAACTCATAGGAAGGAGCCGTAATCTTTGGTAAAGGCATAATAAATTATAATATTATTATTCGTAGAGTATATAGGAGGTTTATTTAAGCATCTCCAAAATAAACTTCACCATCTACTACAGGGAAACTAGTAGCTGTATCCTCACTTGTACGCCAACTATATGGTGAAGTTCCATCAGTATCTACAATTGGATTTGCCATACTAGTTTTAACAGAAGTCTGCAATTCTTTAGTAACTTCATTATTAATAACAGTTACAGCACCCATCTTAGCACCAAATCTACTAAGTGAATTATTCTTATCAGTACCTGCAGCTTCTGAAGCAGAAGATGCTTCTCCACAAATATATCTTTCATAAGAAAATTCACAAGTTGCCTTTAATACTTGAGAATTCTTGTAAGTAACTTTTGTTGATTGTAAATTTATAGGATATAATCCCCTAAAATTATATTCTAAAAATTGATTATAATTCTTTTCAAATTTAATAATTTTGGTTGATTCTGATCTATAATGTTCTGGATAATTAAGTTTAAAATGATAAGCATCATCAATACTTCCTGCAGAAGAACCACCAGTAATAAATTCCATCCAATGCTCTAAAAATTTCAATGATTTATATCTATTATCAACATAAAATTCTAACTTAATCCTTGTAAAATTTCTAGTATGAGGTATCATCTCTACTAATCCCTGATACTCACCAGTTACTGCAACAGTAGCCATAGATGATCCAGGCAAAACTGCAGAACTGCAAAGTAAACCTACATCTTCACCAGAGAATCTAAAATCTATTCCTTTATCTTGAAGATGAGATCTTAAACCACCTGAAGAAGGCAATCCAAACTTAACCAAGTAATGAGAAGTTTGAGCAACATTCTGAAATTTAGGCAATATCTGAGATATTTTCTTTGGAATTGGGGCTGGCACTCTAAATAGTTCTTATTATATCATTTCTATTTAGATGGCTTATAAAGGAAAATATTATCCAAAATTTCCTCACAAATATAAAGGTGATCCTACTAACATAGTATTTCGATCATTATGGGAAAGAAAATTCATGGTTTACTGTGATTCTAATGCTAATGTATTAGAATGGGCAAGTGAAGAAATAGCAATACCTTATGTGTCTCCCGTAGATCACAGATCTCATAGATACTTTCCAGATTTCTATATGAAGGTAAAGGAAACTGATGGTAGAGTAAAAAAATATGTTATTGAAGTGAAACCATTAAAACAATGTAGTCCACCTAAAAAACCAAAACGTCAAACAAAGGGTTATATAAAAGAAGCATATACATATGCTACAAACCAAACAAAATGGAAAGAAGCAAGAGAATGGTGTGCTGATAGACAATGGGAGTTTAAAGTAATCACAGAAAAAGAACTTGGAGTATAATGAGTAGAATTAAGGAAATTCGTGATAAATTAATTGGAACAGAAGATCCTGATGATTTAATGGTGGAAATTCTTGATTCATTACAGGAAGGCAGTAAAATGCCAACAATAGGAAAATTCTATGTATTTGTATATAATCCAAAAACACCTAATATAAGGTATGACCAAAATCCTCTAGTTGGTGTAACGAACTTGTATGAATGGGGATTTCGTGGTATCAATTTTCATTGGAATGAACATCGACAATATACTTGGGGTGAAGTATCTGGTGGGTTGTATGAAATTAGTAATGAAGAATTAAACGATCTTGATGGGATACCTTTTGCAAGATTCCGTATAAATAGCTGATAATAGCAAAATAAGGTCGATAATGACAGAGGCAGTAGTAGAAAACAATTCAGGATCTAATACACAAACTACCCAAGAAGGTGCAAAAGATTCAAGAGGAAAAGAAGTAGGGAAACTACTGACACGGGAGGAAGGTGCATCATCTAAAAAACATTTACAATATCCATTAAAAAGAAGTGGGAAGGAAGATAGTTTACTTATAAGATGTGTAAAATATAAAACACCCCAAGCAAAAGGTCCAATAGTATCAAAAGGAGTAACAGAAGCAACAGATGAGGATACTAAGTATTTGGGTAAGAATCCTGTAGAGCTTGGTGGGAAAACATATAATAAAGGAGATACGATCCCTGCAGGAACTGAGATTTTTAAAAAAAATAAGTTCGCATGGAATGATCAAGCATATAATGCTGCAGCAGAAGGTATGGATAGAAGATATAACCAACATCAATCTGGATATAATGGAAACACCTATAATACAGATACTCAGTTTTATGTAGAATTACCTATCCCAAGACAAATTAGTGATGGAAACGCTGTTGATTGGGGCGAAAATTCTATGAATATGTTCCAAATGGCTGGTTTCGGTCTTGCTCAAGGTGCTCTAGGTGATAAAGAAAAGATGCAAGAAACTCAAGCTGTTATAAACGCACTCCAACAAGGAAATCTTGAATCTCAAGCATTAGAAGGTACTACAGAAATTACGCAAGCTATGAGATCTGCTTTAGGTGGAATGGCTGTTAATGTATTTGGTGGAAATATTACACCTAACCAGTTTTTGTCAAGAGCATCTGGAAAAATTCTTAACTCAAATAAAGAATTATTATTCGCTGGAGTTAAATTAAGAGAATTTACTTTTGACTTTACCTTCACACCAAGAAGTGCTAAAGAAGGTGAAAGAGCAAAGCAAATAATAAGAAAATTTAAACAGCATATGTCTCCCAGAGCTGGAGAGGAAATACAAAAAGGATCTGAAGGATTTTTTGTAAATTCTCCAGATTTATTTTTATTACGATATTTAAGTGCAGGAAAAGATCATCCATTCTTAAATTCATTTAAACCTTGTGCGTTAACTGCATTCAGTGTAAATTACTCAGCAGGAGGAGCATATGCATCATATGGTACTGGGGGTGATTCTACACCAGTACATATGGGAGTTAAAATGACATTTAAAGAAACCAATCCAGTTTACTTTGAAGATTATAACGAAAACGTACCAGGAGTTGGATTCTAATGGCATATATTCGCAAATTACCTAATGTAAGATATCAATCATTCTTACCAGATAAAAATTCATCAAAAGATTTTATTATAGTTAAAAATCTTTTCCGAAAAAACAAACTATTAGACGATGTAACTAATGCAACAACTATTTTTAATAAATTTATTGTTGCTGATGGTGCTAGACCTGATAATGTTGCGGAAGATATATACGGAGATCCAGAATTAGATTATGTAGTTATTATTTCTTGCGGTATAGTCAATCTTAGGGATGACTGGCCATTAACGAATAAAGATTTATACCAATATACTGAAAATAAATATGGTCTCCAAGAGATGAATTCTATTCATCATTATGAAACTTTAGAAGTAAGAGATGCAAATGATAGATTAATTCTACCTGCAGGTAATATAGTAGATTCATCCTTTACAATTGATGGACCTGCTGCAAGAATTGGAGGTTCTGGTAACATATGGAATGGTAATAATCCATCATCTGCAGGTGAGAGTAAATTTACATACACTGGTGAAAAAATTGCACCTATTGTAGGAGTATCTAATTTTGAATACGAAACACTCAGAAACGAAAAGAAAAGAGAGATAAGACCATTAAAAAAACAATTCTTACAGATGTTTTTAACTGAACATGATAGAATAATGAGATATGATAGAAATAGTCAATACGTAAGTAATAGATTAATTACTACAGAAAATACAGATTTAGTCACATAAAAAAGACCCACCCGAAGGTGAGTCTTCCCAGTATTCAGGCTCTCTTGGATCATCTTTGGGGTCCCAGTAGAAGAAATTCATCTGGGATAACCTACAATGTTTAAGAGGCTTGATTTTCATTAACTTTCCGCTAATTTAGCAAAGTATGATAATGCGTCATCGTCATCATCTGAAGCAGATGCTTTAGATACAGATTCTACTGTCTCAGCAACAGGAGTAGATGCTCTCACATCTTCAACTTCTTGCTCTACAGTTTCAGCATCGTTACGAACTTGCTTATTACCAAGAACATAACCAAGACGAGTTTTTAGTTCATCGTATGACTTGAACTGATCAGCAGCAACCAATTCTGCTAAGGAATACTCCTTCTTCCAGATTGATTCCATCGCATCGTCATCATCTAGTAAAGCACTAGTGGCAGCGAACTCAGAAGAGTCATAGTTTCTATAACCAGCAACGTTCTTTGCCTTCAACTTGAAGTTAGCACCTTGCCAGAAATCGAATGGATCGATTGCTTCCTCATCCTCAAACTCAGGTTGCATTGCTGCTGTGAGTTTGTCAAAGATCTTCTTACCATACTTGTATAAGAATGTCTTACCTTCGTTTTCAGGATTTGCTGGATCTTTTACAACGTAGATATTGCTGATGTAAGTAAGTTTACGTTTCTGCTTACGGGCAGTATCTTTACCTGCGTCTGTTCCATTGTTCCAGAGTTGTGAGTTGAACTCAGATACTGGATCTTTTCCTCCCAAAGTAGTAAGGGAGTTTTCAATGTACCAACCACCAGGACCTTGGAAGGCATGGGAGTATAGTTTTACAAATGGTAGATCTTCACCATCTGGTGCAGGTAGAAAACGAATAACAGCATAACCGTTACCGCCTTTGTCTACTTCTAATTTCCACAAACGGTCATCACCTTGACCACCTGTATTGTTCATCTTTTCGACTTCTTTTACCAGTTTAGCGGTAAGAGAGCCCAGTTTAGATTGCTTCTTTAAAGATGCAAAAGACATTTAGATTTCCTCGGATTAATTTAGATTTAATTTGGATTTAATTTTATTATAACAAAGTTTCTCTTAATAGTCAATCTTTTGTTTAAGAGATTCTATGGTCTTACTCATACCACTGAATAATACAGATATATCAGTTCCTTCGGGGAATCCCAACAATTGAACTGATTTTTCCAATTCACCTTTCATAACTTTAGCTTGAGGATCTTCAGACAAAGATAACCTTGTATACATAACCCTCTGCTTCTCTAACAATTCAGTTAGATCATCAATATGATCCAATTGATCATCACGATCAAGTTCATCAAAAGTAAAAGCACTATTATAAATGCTTTCTTGAAGACGATTAATCGCCATCAATTCCTCTTTAATAATATTGGAATTAAAAAATTCACTCATTCAAAATTCCTCGTAGAACTTTTTTAAATTGGAACACATTAATATTTAGGAAAGGTAGATACTTTTTTAATTTCATACTTACGGTTTCCCACACTGGATCTTTTAGTTTTTTATCAAA